TGTACAATTACGGAGTTTTTGAGACTACTTGCCTTTACAATAAAAGAATTGCCAATTGTAGCATAAACTCCATCAGATATTATACCGTCGAATATCATGGATAGTTGAGTAGCATTATATGTTCGGTCATGATTCAATGAATCATAAAAACCATAAGAGAATGCCATGTCTTAACATCTCCTTTCTTTAAGTGTTTTCTTCTTCATCTTCGATAACTTCTAGTGTTGGGTATGTTTTAGTCCCATCAGAATCATCCGAATATATAAATTCTGTAATTCTAACTCTAGATTCTATACCATACTCGTTCTCCATCTGGCATATATCCCCCATAAAGAAGTCTTTATTGTATTGATACAATTGAGTAGATTCAATCTCCCCTTCAAATGTTTTTGTGATTTTATAGTCTATTAGCTTCTCATTACCTCTTTGAGTTAGTTTGGCATAATAATCTTTAGTCGAACTACTATCAGTTGATTGTAAATCTCTGGCGTCAACATAGAGTTCTCTTCTATTTAATCCAGAAGAATCCGTATTGCCAACAGTTATTGATTTGCGTGCTGTACCCTCTCCCTCGCCAGCAACCAATGCTACATTCTTGTATTCTATACTGCTCTCGTTATAATTACTGTTAATAATATTTTCAAAATTTGGCGAGAATGTAACATATGGATTGGTCGTTTGATTATAGGACCTATCAGTTCCCGCATATAATCTAAATTCTAAGTTATTCTCGTTTGACAGAGTGATTTTGAATCCAATACTCGCATTTTGGCATAAGGTCACAATCACATCATATAAATTGTCACCTGTATATTGGGCGTCAACAGTTAGCTCGGTAATAGACTCATCTGTACTCTCCACAAATATAAAATTACTTATCTTACGATTGGCATCTGTTGGATTTATAATTGCATTGTCTAGTAATTTATATATTCCGTCTTGTAATTTTCCGCTTATAGAGGTTTGTTCCCATATAATTCTGCGTTTAAGTATACTTTCTAATGACTCTCCAGTTATGGTTAAATAGTTTCCCACCTCTACATCATTTTCAATTTTAATATTTCCGATAATCATTTGATGCTCTGAATTTTCTTGCCATACATAATAATCTTTTTGCAATGTTTGGATGGTATCTGTGCTTGCTGTCGTGTAGATTTCAAAGTCACCACATTTATTAAATCGGTCAGTCCATATAAGGGATTTGTATTTATCTATTACTTCGATGGTTTCAAAATTTTCGTTAAGAATCAACAAATCCATGATTACACCCCTTCGTATATTGTTTTATTTGAAATACTAAATTGTAGATTTGACAAACCAGCTTCTGCGGTATACGCAAATACGTTGTCACCTTTTGAAAGCTGAAACCAACTGATTGGTCTACTTAATGCATTGAGAATGTTGATAGTCTCACCATCTCGTAATAATGTTATACTCTTTTTCCCTCGTGTTGTATTTATAGTTATGTCGTCACCAGCCTGTATAGAAGATCCAGTTAGTGCTGTAAGTTTATCATCATCGATAGCCATAGACTCGCGAGTAATTGTGTTGTAGATAGTTAAACCTTTAGCTTCACCACTAGCATGTATATAGATGGTAATACCTATTTCATCGTCACCGTTGTAGGTAATAATTCCAATTGTTTGATTCTCTATATTACCAAATTCAATATTATTATGTTCGTAGTTGTAGCCCACTAATGTGTCTCCACTGCTGTCATAAATATCATTTTTATTATAATCTTGAACATTTTCTATGCTTATGCTACTAGCGGTATCCAAATCGTTCTCAAATGGAAATTCAAATATAGGTTCAGTTCCATAAAATTTTAGAAGATTTTCACTGTCACTTCCAGACGAATAGAAATACGGATCAGGACAAAGTATAGAGATTTTGCATCCTTCCTCGTCACTAAATATATCTGGTTCGTTTGATTCTACTCGTCCCGTTGCTTCGCAAATTCTATTATCAGTCTCAATTTCAAAAGTTATATTTTGCTTAACTGGGAAGTATTTGTATGTTAACAAACGAATATCTTCGATTGAATCATAATTGTCATCTAAAAATTGTAAATTAAGTACTATATTACGGTAGTTTAAACGTACCGAATTATCAATTGCACCATCATTTGTCGCTAATTCTGTAAAATTAACGGTAGCCTTAGAAGGTCCAAGGCCATCTATACTTTTAATTATAAAGCCAGATGACCAAGGATCAGCTAAGTCGAGGCGAATAGATTCACCAAGATTATTAGTTATAGTTATAGCTTTTATCATAGTTAGCTAGTCGCCTCCTTAAATTGAGCAAACTGATTTCTAGTTTGACGATAAATTTCGATTCTTGATAATGCTTTGGGGGACGTGTTATTCTGAATGAAGTTATATGTATTACCAGAGGTATCAGTTTCTTTTTGTGTTTGTTTAGTTTCTGTATCATCAGTAGTGGTTCTTGAAGTTACAGCTGCGGACTGAGCTAAATCAGCATTTAAATGGATAGCCTCATTAAACATTTTATTTATGTTAGATATTGATGTTGTTAAACTTGACATATCTACTGTTGGTTTAATTACTGGATCAGTTATTAAATTCCAATCTAAGACATTTTGGATTCCGTCAGATGCATCCGTTACTGCATTAAGAGTATTTGAACCTAATTCCTCACCAGCATTTGCAGCTTTAGCTACATAGTTCATTAAACCATTAATAAATCCAATTCCAGCATAAGCACCAACTTGTTTCATCTTCTTCGAAGGTGAGCGCTCATCTAATGCTTTCATTACGGCTTTATATAATGCGTTTCCTATAGCAGAGCCAGATGCTGATACATTTTGAGTTTGTGACATTACGCCGTTTATAAATCCTTGTACCGCATTTACTCCTGCTCGATACATTGCAACATAGCAAGAAGAAATACCTTCAAGTATTTTATTAGATATTGTTTGTCCAGTTGTTACAAGAATTGGATACTTATCATATATTGCTGATAATATTTGTTGTACGATTGCAGTTCCTTTTAACTTAAAATTTGGAAGTTGTAAATCAATTGCTGATATTAATTGATTTGTTATCTCAGTTCCAGTTGTATATAATGTTGGATATTGTAATGTTATACCTGAAATGATATTTTCAACTATTGTATTTCCACTGATTTTGAAATTTGGATACTCTGTTTCTATAGCGGTCTGAATACTAGTTGTAATGGATGTTCCGATTTCTGTAAAATCTTGTGTTTCTAGTTCAGCATTGTATAAATCAATTATCCCAGTCATTACTTCTGATACATAAGAACCAAGTGACTCCAATCCATTAACCATACCAACGCCAATACCTTCTGTTATATACGGACCAACTTCTCTTGCCATTAATTGTGATGGTGATTGAATTTCTCCTTCTGATTGTATAGCATCTAATATGTCATCTACTACTTGAGTAGCTGCATCAGTTCCAGCAGTACTATCAGTCATTCCTTCGCCAATACCTTCAACCATATATCCACCAGCCTCTTTCAAGTCTGATGTGTCAGCATTTGTGATTGCATCAGTTATTGGTTCAACTATTGCATCTGAATCAATCTCAGATATTCCTTCCGTAATACCTTCTACTGCTGCTTCTCCTAGACCAGTTGCTGCTGCTTGTATGTCGGTGGTTGCATTCTCGAACGGCTCTATAAATTGTTCAACATAACTTGTTAAACTTTCAATAGTTCCATCGAACATTGCACCGAAATCAACAAGATTTACTGATGTATTGATTGAACCGAATAATTCGTTTAACTGCTGTTCTGTGTCGGTTCTAAGAGTCGTCAACTGAGTTGCGGCTGCTGTGTTAGCTGCTGCTAGTTTTGTATCGTACAGATTTGAGTAGTTTGTTAACTCTTCGTCGGTCATGCTATTGATGACTTTAAGTTGTTCTGTTGAGTCAACTCCCAATGTCTGTAAATACTCTAATAAATCAGTTCCAGCTAATCGATCGTCTAATGAAGCCATTACATAGGCATATTCATCGATAGCTTTTATCTGATCTTGTAGATTCTTAACAATCTCATCTTTTGTCTTGGCTTCTTGATCCTCAACTTCATCAAAGAGACTAAGTGATTTTGCTATTTCGTCAGTTGCTGAATCCCACTCATCTAAATAGTTCTGATAAATGTCAGTTGCATCTGATAAGATACTTTCCTTAAAATCTTTAAGTTCCATATCTGCATATTTTTCAGCATCAGCACCTGCCTGTTTAATTTCTAGGAGTCGTTCCCAGTAATCTTTTTCTACTTTTATAGAACTTGATGCAATCTTTGATTTTGCTTCTGCGGTCTCTTTTGCTGATTCCACAGAATCTTCTTCTACATCTTCTATAGCATCTTCTGTAGTTTTTACAGTATCTAATGTAATGCCTAAATTTTTTTCAATTAATTCATTAACGCCCTCAAATCCAGAACTTAATCCGTCTGTAGCTGTATTAACAGTTGTGTCAACAAGATTAGTCACACTAGATTTTACAGTTCCAACATTTAAATCTATACCATTAGATAATCCCTCATCAATAAATCCACCCAAATCTTCAAATAGTTTAGATGCCGAATGTATACCCATATAGTCTCTAAACGTATTATCAACTGTTTTAGCTAAAGCAGTTGTCTGTTTTGCTACTGATTTTGAATTCTTACTAAGTCCATTTATAAGACCAGAATCGATATAACCACCAAATTCTTCAAATAACTTAGATGGTGAATTTATATCAAGAGTTGTACAAAATTGGGTGCTAACTGTTGTTGCTAATTGTTTTGATGTCTTGGATACTGATGCCATTTGCGATATCATACCTTGTGTAAGGCCAACCATAGCATTAACACCAATCTGTTTCATCTTTTCCTGTAAACCATCAAATCCAGTCGTAACAGAAGTAGATGCTGTAGTACATAAAGTCTTTATTGCAACTTCTACTTTAGCTTTAGAATTACTAAATGCATCAACAAATGCGTTAATACTACTATCGCCAAATGCTTGCATTCCAGTAACAAAGTTTATCATTGGATTAACATCTACAGTTGCTACCTGATTTGCAAATGATACTAATGATTCTAACGATTTAACAGTTGCTGTTAATTTGCTTGCTTCAACATCAACTATATAGTCATAGAATGTCTTGAAACTCGAACCAAATGATGCTAGGTTGGTACCAAATGTTCCCAAATCATTCTTTCCAGAGAATAAATCTATTAATCCCCCAGTAGATTCCAGATTATTCTGTAGCTCGATTAGTATAGATATGGCCCCAGCAGCACCTTGTACAGATTCTGATGTTATGCCTGAAGTATCAGTTGCAAATTGAGCAATTGCTGGACCTAATATTCCTAACTGTTCTCCAAATGAACTAAGACTCTTACTTCCAAAGATCGTTTGCCACCAACCACCTTCTTCTGGTAAACTATTTTTCAATTCAACTAATATAGCAGCTGCATCAGCAGCACCTTGTACTGAATCAGCAGTTATATCAACAGTATCTGAAGCAAACTGAGCTAATGCAGGTCCTAATACTTTAAGTTGATCAGCAAAGGAACTTAAGCTCTTTTCTCCAAAGATTGTTTGTATCCATCCACCTTCGCCAGGAAGTTCATTTGCAAGTTTTGCTAATATTTCAACTGCTGCAGCTGCTCCTTGTACAGATGTGGCATCTATGTTAGCAGTTTTCTCAGCAAATGCAGCTAATCCATCACCTAGATTTCCTAAATCTTCTCCAAATGTTCCTAGATTTCCACTAAGTCCTAAGAAGTTTGTAATACCAGATATGAGATCAGCTTTTGTAATATTTAGTATCATATCAGCTAAAGTTCCAGCTGCTTCCACAAGTGCTGGATCAAGTGTTGACAATCCTAAGAAGAATGGTAATGCAGCTATCCAGAAATTTGTTAGGTTTTTACCCATCGCTACAAGTCCGCTACTTATAGTAAAGAAATCCTCAACCCCAGCTATAAAATCAGCGACTGTTAAAGCTATTATAGCTCCAGCTAATGCAGCTGCTTTCAAAGCAATTCCATCTGGCAATGCTGATATTCCGTCAAAGAATACACTAGCATTCATCCAGAAATCTGATAGATTTTGACCAATTATTGGAAGTGCACTAGAAATTTCTTCTAATAGTCCTTTAACTATAGCTCCAACAAATTCGCCAAGACCTTCTCCTATTTTGATAAGGATTTCAATACCTTTAGTTAGTGATTCTTCCGATCCTTCAATTTTTTCAAATGCAAATCCTATAAGTGCTATAAGTGCTATTAAATCTGCTATAAACACATCTAATATAACTAAACCAGCTAATGCTTCTAATGCAACGGGTCCAATTCCGGAACATATAACCATAACACCAGACATTGTTAATAGTAAAGCAGATATACTCACTGTTGCTGCTAACATATTCTCCCATGATAAACTTGAATCTGCTAAAGTCTTAAGTGACCAAGCTATTGCTACAATCGCTGCTATTGCCGGAATAAATGCTAATATGGTTGTAATGTCAAATTTTGTAGAACTTGCTATTTTGAGTGTTGCTGACATAGCTAGTAATACAGCGCTCATCGCTACAGCTGCAGCTAATATATTTTCCCATGATAAACTTGGGTCAGCTAACACGTATAACGTTATAGCTATTGCTGCCAAAGCTGCTATACCCTCACCAAGTGCAATCAAAGAACCGGTTTCAAACTTGGCTTCTGATATATTAGTTAGACACTTTGAGAATACTAGCAATACTGCACTCATGGCTGCCGCAGAAGATAACATATTTTGCCATGGCTGATTTGACATTAACCATAAACTTCCAGCTATTGCTATCATAACAACTGAAGCTTTAAGAATCTGATTTATTTTATCAGATTTTATCCCGCTGGCTGCTGATATTTTCTTCATAGCTTCCGAGAAAGCTAATAGAACAGCACTCATTGCTACTGCCGATGCTAACATTCCAGACCATGGTTGTTCTGATAGTAAATAAAGCGAACCAGCAACAACAATCATCAATACAGACGCTTTTAGGATCTGATTTATTTTATCAGATTTTATTCCACTTGATTTTGAGATCTGCTTAAGTGTATATGTAAATGATAATAGAACAGCACTCATAGCTGCTGCAGAAGCTAACATATTACTCCATGGTTGATATGCCAATACAAATAATGCTATAGCTATTTCTCCTATTATTGCAGTCATTACAGCCAACGATTTGTAAGTATTCTCATTTGTCATTTTGGCTGCTTGTTTGAATGTGTAGCCCAACGATATCAATACAGCGCTTAATGCAACAACTGATTTCAGTATATTACTCCAAGATATAAGAGATAATACACCAAATGCTATTACGATTTCTGCTAATATTATGCCAAGTGCTGTTATCGACTTATATGCATAGTATGTTTTTATAGTTCCAGCTGCTACTAAAGCTACTGCTATTGCTGCAAATACTATTGCTAATGATGTTGCACCTTTTATCAATGATTCATAAGGCATCATACATAGAATCGTCAAAGCTCCAACAACTACAACTAATAGAGCAGCAAATGATAATATTGTTCCGGCTGCTTTAAGTTTACCTCCAGCAATTGCACCTGCTATACCAACGGCAAGCATTAAGAATCCAAATGCTGTAAATATACCATATAAGATATTTATTCTATTTTCATAGTCTTCTGGTAAATTTATTTTGAACAGTTTATCTACAGCCAATACTACAATATATATTGCGGCTGCTGCTGATATTAATGGTGCTGATATTGCTTTATTATTCCCAGCGATCTTAGCAGCAGCTGCTTCAACTAATATCAATGCTGCTATTCCAAGTAGTATTTCTCCGAGTATAACCATTTTATCTTGATAGTCTGATGGGATTTCAAGATTAAATATATTCTTAACAGCAACTATAATTAGATTTAAAGCAACTGCTACTGCTAATACGCCAACCATTACTGAAGATAAGGCTCTCATGCCTTTTGTAAACTTTTGTCCTAATGCTGACATCAAAGATAAGATAGCCAATAGAGCTGCTACTATTACACCAACTATTGTTCCTCCATTCTTTATTAAATCTGGATTTTGTTGATATACATAGCCAATTGCAACTATAGCTCCTGCAATAATTACTATAGCGGCTGCGAATTCAAGAAATGCTGCACCAATAGTTTTCCATTTAAATGATTTAGCAAAATTATTAATGGCCTTACCTAGACCTTTTGTTAAATAAGATAAAGCTGATTCTGCGGTCTTAGTCTTTGCTTTAATCCGTTCAAATACCATTAAAGCTGCTATTATAACAGAACCAAGTAACATTAATGTTGTCGCTGCTTGTACGACTTTATTCATATCAGCAAATGATAATAATATTAAAGCTGCAGCAAGTATAAATATGGCCTCTGCAACTTTCTTTATTGCAGATGCATAAGTTTCTATGGTTTCAGCTTTAAGTTTCTTTTTCCATTGAGTTAGTGTACTTCCTATTTTAATAAATGTACTTAATATTGTAGTTGTGACACCGTTAAGAGCACTTGAAAATTGGTTTAAGGTTTTAAGTAAAGCAATACCACTACCAGTTGCTATTAATCCACCAAATGTAACATCAGAGAAGAATGGGGCTATTGTATTTGGTATAGTTTTAATAAAATTAATAAAATTCTCAAATTTATTTTGTAATTTGTCTAAACTGTCCATTAAATTATCGAAAGTAAATGTATTCTTCATTTTGACAAAGTAATCATACATGTTCTTTAGATAATTATTAATGCTTTCATTACCAGTAAAGAATGCTTTTATTTTGCCAAGGTTACTTTCAATTCCGTCAAGGCCGGCAGTTATATCGCTAGCTTTAAAATTCATGACTATATCTATCAAGTCTGCTAATGAATTTGCTACAAAGTCTATGATCTTATCAACTCCGGATGATACAAATTTATCAATGACATCAAACAAACTATCGAGGTCATCCCCAAGTCCTGGTAAGCGATCCATTATCCATTTCTCAAGGGCTGTTCCTAATTCATTGATTTTCTCAGTTAATCTTTGAACTGATTCCATCTCTTTAAGATGATTTACAAAATTAGAAGCTTCGTCAGTAGCACCTGCTAACCAATTCATAAAATCTTTAAATGCTGTAGAAACACCATCAAATATAAATTGCAATACTTCTGAATTTCGTATCCAGTCAACTAATGTCGAAGTACCTCTACCTAATACACCCAATATAGATATAAATAGATCTAATAACGAACCTGCTGGGTTAAGCATCGATGTTGATACACCTAATAAGTCACCAACTATGTCAACTATTAATTTTAAAACATCAAATACACCTTTAGCGGCATCTTTCAGATTATTGCTACTTGTTTCTGATAGTTTCATATTCTGAGTAAGCTTATATAAATATGTTGTAGCATCTACCATGGAATCCATTACATCAGTTGTAAGAAAATCTTCTGAGAATGCTTGTCCAATTGGCTTAACAATTGAATATAGGCCTTTTAATACATTTATAAAGGATTCAGTAGCTGCTATTCCAACGAATATAGGTTTTGCTAAGTTTGTATTTTCAAAGAAATCAGCAATTTCTCCAGCCCTCGCCAAGATGAAATCAGTTAATCTCTTTATCAAAGCAAATGAGTTACCAACTGTTTTGTCATATGATATAGATTTTTTAACTTGATCAATTTGAACTCTTAACGCGTTAAATAGCCTAACCAATTCACTATTTTGAGCTATTAATGGAGAATAGAATTCATCTCCAATTCTCGCAAAAGCTGAACCTAAGTTTGCTAAAGAACCTGTAAATGTCTCATTTGCTTTCTGAGCTGCATCACCAAATGCTGAATTCATTGCTTCTGAGAACAAATCGAAACTTATCATACTATCCGATACAGCAGAACGTATATCAGATTCTGTTACTTTAGCTCCAGCACTTATTTCATTGATTCTCTCAAGTGTAGTAGCTGACGCACTCGCGGTTCCATCATTTACCGCATTGATATAATCAGCAATTGTAGCAGCTGCATTAATACCTCGATTGGATAGCTGATTTAACTCGTCACCCATCATACGACCTTGACCAGCTATCTTTACATAAATAGACGACAAGCTCTCATAGTCAGTACTAAATGTTGCAGCTACGCCAGCCATACCATCCAATGCATTTTGTAATTGATCACCAGCTTGAATACCAGAAGCTGTGAACTGAGAAGCTGCTTTAGCGGCAACATCAAATGCATAAGCTGTTCCATCAACTGATTTCATAGCTTGGTCCATAATTTCTTGGACTTTTTCTTCATCCTGTAATACAGATTGTAATTGGAATCTAGCATTCTCAATATTTTGAGCTCTTGTATAACCACCTGTCTTTATTTTGTCAGTTACATAACTAATAGCACTTCCAACTTTGTTATATACTGTATCTGCTAAATTCTCAACTATTCTTGATGTAAATGTTCCAAATAAAGAAAATCTATTTTGAAGGGCTTCTAGACTAGCACTTAAACCACTTAAATCAACATTATTGGCAGCTTCTTCAAGTCCGTCTAATGCTTTAGAAGAATCTGTAAAACTAAGAGCGGTTTTAAGTTTTTCAAGAGTGCTCATTGTTTCTTTAGCACCAGATTCGAATTGTTTATTATCAAACCGCATCTCAACAACTCGTTCATCGATTGTTGAACTCATATACTAGTCACTTCCTTCCATGCATCATTAGCTAGTTTATCAAATATTGGTTGTAAAGCTGGATTAATATAATCTCGTCCTTGTACATAACCTCCTGTTCCAGTAGCATGTCCATATTGTAATAATATTGCTATATTACATCCTCTTTCTACATGACTATTTTTCCAAGTTACAGATAAACTATTATCAGTTTGTGTTATTTCGTAATACCAAGAACCAGCTGTTTCACCAGTATCTATAGGAGTGGCTGAGGCAAGTGCTCTAACACCTTCTTGTCCATACTTTTCAAGTATTGATCTGTAATTTTTGCCTATTGATTTCGTTAATAGTTTTTCAAGATTCTTGAAGTCGCCTTTAGATTTAATACTAATACCCATTTTGACCACTCCTATATTGTTTTATGCAAGTTTCTTAAATAATGCTCTTGTCTTTGGTCCAACTATGCCATCAATATTTTTACCTGTAAATCCAAGTTCTTTCTGAACTTCTTTTACTATTTTGGCAGTTGAATTTGTATAATGCGAATCTATCTGTGAAGCATCTGGATTACCATTAGAATCTAATAATTTACCAAATCTCCACAAATACCAAAGAACCCAGTCAGCATCATTACCAGTAGTTCCAATTCTACAATTAACTGTCGGTTCAGTAAATGGATTGAAATCAGTTGTAATGATTTTGATTGATGTATTGGATACAAACGCCTGATCATTATACCAGACATCAATATCTGTATATCCGTTAATTCCATCTATTTTACCTTTACTAGAGTATTGCCATCCCTCTATATCGATTCCACTTGGGAATTTGGTTGTCTCTGGAACACCATCTGATATCTTTTTATCTAACATATTTGGATATCTTGCAATCCAAAATGGTATATTTTTAAGATAAGGTATATAAGGTAACAGATATTTATTATAGTAATAGTAATAGGTATATATACCAAATTTCATACCATTTGCTGTCGCTACGTTCTTGTATGTATCTATAATATTCACAATGCTCTGTCCAAGATTTTGCATTGTGGCATCTTCTAAGTCAAGCCACATACAGTCAATTCCTAAAGGTTCTGCGTTCTCTACAAATGCATTAGCTGCAATGATTGCTTTTGATATTGTATTAGCATAGCTGTATGTGTAACCCATGTTACAAGGTATACCAACACGTTTAAATCCTTCTATATGAGTCTTAAGTCTCGAATCTGCTGTATTTCCTTTATTTATAACTTTTGTGATCGCGAATTCAACACCTGAATCTTTAACTTTCTGATAATCGGTGATTTCATTCCATTTAGCAACATCAATACCAATTTTCATGCTAGTAAACCTCCTAACCTTTTGTGTGATATTTGCTCTGTCTTGCTTTATTCAATGCTGCTCGCTGACGAGCCTCATCTTTTCTATTCATTTTCTTCTTTGGCTCATTCTTAATGTTTACTACTTTTATTAAAGTCAATAATTGATTAAGATGCCATTTTTGGAATTCTACTGGTATATTTAAGGTTATCATCCAGTAGTATATAATCTCATTTGTAATAACTTCTTTCTTACTTTTAGCGGCTCCAACTTTGTCATTATTGCTAAACCAAGTTGCAGTCATTGGGTTTTTTATATAATCTACTACTTCATTTATATACTTTGCAGGAATGTATTTGTAATTCTCTTCTGCTACATTATCAGATATATTCATGCAACGTATATAATCTCGTAATTCATCATATGATAAGTCTTTCTGACTTAAAAATGGTTTATGCCACTTCGATTCCCATTTTTTGAGGGAGATTAAAGAATGCTCGAGTTTCATATGCATTTCTGGAACATTAAAGAATTCACCTGTTTTGTCATTAAAGAATTCTTGTTCCTCTATATCTAGTTTTAACATTCATGTAACCTCCCCCGTTATTATTTACTGTGCTGTTACTGTAGTATCGCTACTTGTTAAGTATGCCTTAACATCATCTGGAATCCCATCTGGGTTTGCTTCCATTATATTGTTAATCTCTTCGGCTATATCTTTTGGAATTATTGCATTAATAAACTCCACTGCCTTCTTCGCATCTGTTACAAGTTCTGTGAAGAGTACTGAATAAGCCTCTGATGCCATAAAATTCTGCTTTACTTCGTCGGTCTTTACAAATAAACGGCCATCGAGCGATTTCTCGCCATATGACCTGTAAATAAGATCCTTAAATATCTCGATAATTTTCTTACCGTTTCTCTCTTTAGAGAGCTGATCCATAACTTTGTCCAATGTATAATCGCCTGAGGTAGTAAGCCACTCTATTACCTCCGCTTTCGTAAGATTGAAATAGAACTCATCATTTCTCTCATTACCATCAAAATCTGTGTATGTAATTTTTCTTTTTAACATGGTGTTAAACTCCTTTCGTTTTTACCTAAACTATGTTATAAAACGAAGCTGCCTAGCCATATACTAAGCAGCCCCGCCTTCATTTTGAAATCTGATACGCCTAGTTATTGTAAATATATTCAGATGTTTCCACTGGATCCAATTCGCTGTCATGAACTAGGTTCTTGTTATCATCTTGAAGATACTCAACTTCTAGGCTACGTTGAAAAAACTGTTTACCTCGTCAGGAAGTGGAAGTCTAGCTTCTGCATCCTCAGTACCATAAAGAATCTCTTCAAACTTGGCAAGCTTATCTGAATCAACCTTTGCGGAGTCGATTGTAATCAAACTTACTGGCTTGTAAGGTTTACCGTCTGAGCCCTTGCCTGATACATCAACTGGTGTAGTAGTAATCTCGAAGCTGAATATGATTGCATCTGGTGAATCATTAATAGATTCATAGCTTCTCTCTGATGGAGATGCTGAGCAGCCATATACAAGATGAAGCTTATAACCGTAATCCTCGCCATCAGTATCATTACCAACCTTTGATCTGTAAGACATTCCGAATGTATTACGTCTCTGCTGCCCAAGTGTTACACCCTCTGCAAGACTTGACTCGCCATTGCAAGCTGCAAACTCATTTGGATAACTGTAGCATTCAATTGTCATGCCGAACTCTTCAGCTGATTTAAGATTCAAATATTTAATATTATCTGCATAGAGAG